CCAAAGCGGCGGCGATTGTTGCGGTTTTCATAGTCTATTGTCTCCAGTTGGTTTTAGTTTACGCAGTCAAAAAAGTATCAACACAAGGCGCGATGCGGAACGCGTCGCGGGTTGGCATGTCGTCAAGGTGCCCGGCGTCCACCGCCCATTGGCACTCCCGCAAGTGTTCAGCCAATGCAGCGTCAGCGTCGCCGTAACTGTCGAAGGTTTCGGGCTCATCGTCTAGGCTCCACACATTCTCCCAATGGTTGCCGGTAAGGGTCAGCACTGCCCATCGCTGCGCGGTCATGCGGCCTCCCGTTTTTCTTCCACATCATTGATGAAGTCTTCGGCGTAGACGCATCCGATATCTTTAAAGGTTTCGTCACCTTCTGCCCATGTATCAACGGCGATATCGTGTGCCTTCTCCGGCGTGTCGGCTTCGACCTCGATTTGATATACGCGATGTTCCACACGGCAGACCGAAACTATATAGCGGCTCATGCCTTATCCTCCCCATCGAAACTAGCCATGTCACCGTCAGCGTAGGCCAACGCCTCAGCAATGTAGCCATGCGCCTCGCTGCCTTCTTCAACCAGCTCATACGCCGCACGCAAGGCGATAGCGATGCGGTTGAGCCGTTCTTGTTCGTTCATGCCTTGTCCTCCTCTTTAATCTGCACATCGCAGGTCACAGTCCAGTTGATGAACTCGTACTTGTTGGGGTCAACGAACCATCGTCGGCGCAGTTCCTCCGCCAACAACTTGGCGACCTTCTCCTCATCGACCTTGCCCGTTGAGTCCACAGCATCCGCCAACTCCACGCTGACTTTGTTCGGAGCCGGGTCGTCGTCGTCCACCATGTACTCGTCCGGGTCTTCGTACCATGTCGTCCAGTAACTGTCGCCCTCGCCGTCGGCGTACAACTCCTCCCACTCCTTCGGCGTGATTTCCTTATACAGGCAGACCTCGGAGCAGTAGTACTCGCCGCACTCGATGTAGTACCCCTCGTTCATACCCGCGCCGCACTTGTCGCACTCACGGGCGTATTTCTTGTAAGCCATGGTTCAGCCCTCCGCCTTAATATCGTCGAGCATATGCGTGGCAATCTCGTACCAGTTGACATCCTTCAGGAAGGCGCGCGCGTAGTCGACGGCGAGGCCGTCTAACGAGCCGTCCTGCGTGACCACGCTGTCAGCGTATTCTTCCAACAGTTGGCCAAGGCCGTAGGCGTCATCGTCGGCGACCTCGGTCGAATACAAATCGCGGATGTCCAGACAGTCGAATATCTCTAGCGCAACGCGCCATGTGGCGTAGTTAGTCCAGCCGTTGTACTTGGTGTCGGTCGTCATAGTGTAGTGTCCTATAGGTTAGTTAAGAGTGGGCGGCCATAAGCACCGCCCCTAGGGTCGGATGATTAGGCGGCTTCAGCAGCTGCGATTGCGGTCGGCGTGACCAGCCATGTGGGGTTATCCAACGGCTGCGGGTCGCCGCGCAGGGGCATAAGTACGCCCACGGCGTCGCCAGTCAGTACAACGCGGGCGGCGGCGTTGCCATTGTGCAGGATGCCGGGCGAGTACTTACCGCCTAGCAGGGTCTGCACCTTACCGAACGCGCCAATATAGTCGGCGTTGAATTGCGCGACTTCACCCGACACGGTAAGCGGTACAACCTTGCGCCAGTCGGGATAGGTGGCGTCCATAAGCGGCGTTGTCGTGGCGGCGCTGCGATTGTCAATCGTCGCCGCGCGCGCGGTCGGGTCGATCGTCACCAGGATGGGGCGCTTTAACACGGGCTTGACTGACTCTAACGCCTCCCGTGCGACGATATAGCGCCCTGGCACCAGCGCGGGCGCGTCGTCGGCAAGCGTGAGCGCCACGGCCAGCAGCTTATGGCCGTCCGTTGCGACGGCCACGGCGTCAGATGCACGGACATCAATGCATACGGAATTCAGATAGCCACGAGTATCTTTTTTCGCGGCGATAACGAGCAGGGCTTTAATGGTGTCGGCGGAAATTGAGAATTGCATGGTAGTGTCCTTTAGTAGAGTGTACGAGATTAGGTTACAGCAGGTCAGTCGTTCAATGCAAGGCAAATGATGGCGCTCACTTGGGCGAATAGGGCAAGCCCGATCGTAGCGGCTCCCATCCATGCGCCGAAGGTGAGGATGGCGGAGCAGCAAAACAAAAGGTTGGAGAACTTCATAGCGTGTACCTCAATTGCGTTGTCGATGTGTGTAGGTTAGTCGCGCGCGCGTAGGGTGTCAAGCATTCTCTTACATAGACGCCTGTCAAAATGTAAAGCATTTTCGGGCGAGGTTGTGGGCATTGTGGGCAAGGTTGTGGGTCATGGAATCGGGAAGAATTGCCCACGCGCAAGCGCCTATATTTACAGCGCGGGATATGACTTGTGGGCATTGTGGGTCATCTCTTTATCTTTAAGTTAAGAAAGAAATACTACTGTATAAACATACAGCCTGGAGCGGCTGGCGCGCATTCCGTTGGAGCCGCTCCGATTTTTTTTCCGTGACCATTTGACCCACATGACCCACAACTGCCCTCGCCCGTCCGATTGTGGGCAATGTGGGTCATCCAAAACCAAATGACCCACATTGCCCACAACTGCAACTGCCAAAGAATTGCCCACATTGCCCACGCGCTCGACGGCTAACAGTCGGGGGGCGCGTAGCCGTTGCCCACATTGCCCACGCTGCCCACCGCGCCCAGGCTGAATGCGAACGAGAATTGTTTGCAACTAGGGGGGTGGGGCGACCCGCGCGGTGGTTGTACCTGGTGCTATGGGGTCGTAAAAATTTTTTATTTTTTTACCCGCTAGCCCGTAAATTAAAGTCTTGTGCTATTCTTGCGTGGCGATGTCTGACGTGATGCGCACGTAGCGACCGGGAGGTAGCTGAAGGGCTATAGCCCACCATCTAAGGCAATCTCCGCCCCGGCACACAGGCCACACGGTTGTTGTGGATCGCGGCCTCCCGGCAGGACAATCCTGCACATCGCTTGCTATTGCCTTACACGAAAGGTAGTGTTGCGACATGTTCAAATCGCTCCCGTTTGAGCCACGCGAGATTAAGGCGACCGAGACGCGGCTTCAGGCCATCTATGACGCGGCGGCGCTTGGGCTGAAAGGTGATAGGCTCGCCTTGGCGGCGGGGATGCTGCCTACGGAATACCGTCGTTTATGCCAAATGGACCCCATGGCCGAAATGGCCGAAGCCAAAGGCCGCGCCGATGGGGAGGTTGAAGCCGCCGTTCAGCTGCGCGAGGCGGCTAGAAATGGCGATAGCAAGGCGGCTCTCGCTATCCTTCAGCACGTGCATGGCTGGGTGGCGAAGCAGCAGGTCCAAGTGGATGTCACGCAGCAGATCAGCGTCATCGCGGCGCTGCAAGAGGCGGAGTCTCGCGTCATTAATGGCCGAATATTGTCGCCAGCACCGGCTGCACTGATTCAAGACGCATCGCCAAGGCTTGTAAACCTGGAGCAGCACTCCGAATATGCAAACGCCGATATATAGCGCCGACGACGAGCAGCAGATTATGTCCCGGCTCTGGGCGCCGTCCATCAAGGACGACCCAGAGGCGTTCGTGCTGTTCGCGTTCCCGTGGGGGCAAAAGAACACTCCGTTGGAACACTTTGACGGCCCGAGGCGGTGGCAGCGCAAGGTGCTGCGGGACATCGCCGCGCACATCGCCAAAAACAAGACGGCGACCAGTTATGAGGTCTTGCGCATGGCCACCGCCTCGGGGCGCGGTATCGGTAAGTCGGCCTTGGTCAGCTGGCTCATCCTATGGATGCTAGCGACCCGCATAGGCTCGACGACCATCGTGTCGGCTAACAGCGAGGCGCAGCTACGCTCGGTCACCTGGGCCGAGGTGACTAAGTGGCTGGCGCTGCTCATCAACAGCCATTGGTTTGAGGTGAGCGCGACGCGCGTGATGCCGGCCAAGTGGCTCGCGGAGATCGTCGAGCGCGACCTTAAGAAAGGCACGCGGTACTGGTCGGTCGAAGGGCGACTCTGGTCGGAGGAGAACCCCGACGCGTACGCGGGCGTACACAACCACGACGGTGTGCTGGTCATCTTCGACGAGGCCAGTGGTATCCCCGACAGTATCTGGTCGGTGACGGCGGGCTTCTTTACGGAGAACACGCCGCATCGCTTTTGGATGGCCTTTAGCAACCCGCGACGCAACGAGGGATATTTCTATGAGTGCTTCAACGCGAAAAGAGAGTTCTGGACAACGCAAAACATCGACGCGCGCCAAGTCGAAGACACCGACAAAGCGGTCTACGAGCAGATCATCGCCGAGTACGGCGCCGACAGCAGCCAAGCCAAGGTCGAAGTGTATGGAGAGTTCCCCTCCGACGGAGACGACCAGTTCATCAGTCCTCGCCTGGTGGACGAAGCTATGGCAAGAGTTCGTTTCAAGGATGAAAGCGCCCCTCGGGTGATTGGCGTTGACCCCGCGCGCGGGGGCGCTGACTCGACCGTCATCGTCGTAAGGCAGGGGCGCGACATCGTTGCAATCCGGCGCCACCGGGGCGAGGACACCATGACGACCGTCGGTCGCGTCATCGACGCTATTGAGGAGTTCAACCCCGCGCTCACCGTCATCGACGAGGGCGGTTTGGGCTACGGCGTACTTGACCGGCTAAAAGAGCAGAGGTATAAGGTACGTGGGGTGAACTTTGGCTGGAAGGCCAAGAACCCGGTGATGTGGGGCAACAAGCGGGCAGAGATGTGGGGCGACATGCGGGAGTGGCTACGCTCGGCGAGCATCCCGACGGATCGGCTCCTTAAGTCGGACCTGTGCGGCCCCCACGTCAAGCCTAACTCGTCAGGTACGCTGTTCTTGGAAGGGAAGAAGGAGATGAAAGCTCGCGGCCAAGCGTCACCCGACGCAGCGGACGCGCTCGCCGTCACCTTCGCCTACCCGCTCGCTAACCGCGAGGCGCGGGACAAGCCAAGACGCATCGCCGCCGAGCGTGGAGGCAGCATGACAAGCAGCTGGATGGGAGCCTAATGGCGCGCAAAACGGTCAGTCTGTCGGTCGGTCGGGGCGAGAAGCAGCCCGTGTCTAAGGGCGCGGGCTTGACGGCCAAGGGTCGGGCTAAGTATAACCGCGCTACGGGCAGCAACTTGAAGGCTCCGGCCCCGAGTCCGAAGACTAAGGCGGACGCAGGGCGTAAGAAGTCTTTTTGCGCGCGAATGAAGGGCGTTGTAGCCAAGGCCAAAGGGCCGGCTGAACGAGCAAAGGCGTCGCTTAGACGCTGGAAGTGCAACTAATGGCCGCTAAAACGGGTTTGTACGCTAATATCCACGCCAAGCGCGAACGGATCAAGGCAGGGTCGGGCGAGAAGATGCGCAAGCCTGGCAGCAAGGGCGCGCCCACCGCCAAGGCGTTCCGTCAGTCGGCTAAAACGGCTAAAAAGAGGTAATTCCATGGCTAGAATTCCGTACAACCCGATTGGCGTGAACCCGCGCGCGCTGGTTCAGGACATGGTGGTCGGTTCGCAGGCCCAGCAGCCGACGCAGCGCCCGGCGCGACCGATGCGCATGCCGATGCGGCGCCCGGACGTTATCCGTACGACGGTTGACTTTCGCCCCACGTTGATGAGGAAGCGTTAATGCCCCTCGTCAAGTCTGGCAGCAAGTCTGCCTTTCGCACGAATGTCAAGGCCGAAATGAAGGCCGGCAAGCCGCAGAAGCAGGCCGTGGCGATTGCGTATTCCGTCAAGCGTAAGGCTCAAGGTAAGAAGCGCAAATAATGGCTAAAGACCCCACAGGGCTGCGCGGCGCGGCACGCGTCGCTAACACGCCCACCGACCGAGGCAAAGCCTCGCGCGACCCGGCGGACGTGCTGGCAACCGCCCGATCCCGTCTCACGACGGCGCTGGCGGCGTACTCCGACAGCCGTGAGGACGAGCTGGACGACCTGCGCTTCATGGCAGGCTCGCCCGACAACCAGTGGCAGTGGCCGCAGGACGTGCTCGCGCAGCGCGGGTCGGTGCAGGGGCAGACGCTCAACGCGCGCCCGTGCCTTACAATCAACAAGCTGCCGCTGCACGTACGGCAGGTAACGAACGATCAGCGTCAGAACCGCCCGGCCGGCAAGGTCATCCCGGTCGATGACAAGGCGGACGTTGAGGTCGCTGAGATTTTTGACGGAATTGTCCGTCACATTGAGTATATTTCCGATGCGGATGTCGCCTACGACACCGCGTGCGACAACCAAGTCACGTACGGCGAAGGGTATTTCCGCATTTTGACGGAATACTGCGACGAGAACACGTTTGACCAAGACCTTCGTATCGGTCGCATCCGAAATAGCTTCAGTGTTTACATGGACCCGACCATCCAAGACCCTTGCGGGGCGGATGCGGAGTGGTGCTTCATTACCGAAGACATCCAGAAGTCGGATTTTGAGCGCATGTACCCCAATGCAGAGCCGATTTCAACGGTTATGCAACGCGGCGTCGGCGACCAGGCGCTGTCGCAGTGGATCAACCAGAATACTGTCCGTATTGCTGAGTATTTCTACAAAGAGCACAGCCGAGAGACGCTGAACCTGTACGCCGGCAACCAAACGGCGTACGCGGGTTCGCCCGAGGCGCGTGAGCTTGAGATGCTGGGCCTCCAGCCCATCCGCAAGCGCGAAGTTGACGTTAAGCGCGTTAAGTGGCTGAAAACCAACGGCTACGAGATTCTGGAATCCTCTGAATGGCCGGGCAAGTGGATTCCTGTAATCCGCGTGATCGGCAACGAGTTTGAAGTAGACGGCCGTATGTACGTGTCGGGTCTTGTGCGTAACGCCAAGGACGCCCAGCGCATGTACAACTACTGGGTGTCCCAAGAAGCCGAGATGCTGGCTCTGGCCCCTAAGGCGCCGTTTATTGGCTACGGTGGCCAGTTTGAAGGCTACGAAACCCAATGGAAGACGGCCAACACGACCAACTGGCCGTACCTAGAAGTTAACCCCGACGTGACAGACGGGCAGGGAAACATCCTGCCGCTGCCACAACGCGCACCTCCGCCGCTCGCCCAGACGGGCTTGATTCAGGCGAAAATGGGCGCTGCCGACGACATCAAGGCCTCTACCGGCCAGTATGATGCAAGTCTCGGCATGCGCTCCAACGAGCGCACCGGTCGGGCCA